AAAAACTAATTTTAGGAATTTGTTAAACGGTGAAGATAATTCAGATGAGGAAGTTGATAATGATTTTGATAGTAAAATAAAAAAAATAAATAATATAATTTATTTTTACAGCGACATAACAGTTGAGTCTATTTTGTATCTAAAAGAATTATTACATGAATTACATATTGAATTAATTGAAAATAGTATTAAATATCAATTTAATCCTATAATTCAGTTAAGAATACAATCTAATGGAGGAGATTTATTTGCTGGATTAGATTCATATAATTTCATAAAGAATTTCCCTATAGAAATTTATACATATGTTGATGGTTTTATAGCATCAAGTGCAACGTTTCTTTATTTAGGCGGAAAAGAAAGGTATATTAGTGAAAATTCCTATGTTCTAATACATCAATTAAGTACTGGAACTTGGGGACCTTATTCTATATTACAGGATGAAATGCAAAATATAACTAAACTTATGAAAAAAATTATTGATACATATAAAAAACATATTACTATGCCTCAAAAAAATTTAAATAAAATTCTAAAAAATGAAATATATTTAGATTGTAATGAGTGTATTAAATATTGTTTTTCAACACATATTATTTAAATTTTAAACCTTCCAAATATAATATTTATATTTTTACAAAATAAATATTAATTATAAAAGTAAATTAAATTAAATTATAATATTTTTTATTATAATTTTATTATATATTAATATAATGTCGAATAATAAAATATTATTCAGTACAGAGTTTAATAATTTACCAAACTTTATAAATTATAATAGTATTTCTTCTGAAGTATATGAAATAAATACATTTTACAGTATTGATGATTATGATTATAGTGATAAAAATTATATTTTATATGAAGATAGTACAATTTATGATTTTTATAATTTTATTTTAAGATATAATTTAAAACAAAATTTAAAAAATAAACATTTTATTATTTTAAAAATAACAAATATAGAATACCTTAAAACTGATATAAAAAATTTATTAAAAAAATTAATTATTAAAAATATAAGTAATACAGATGCTACATTTAAAATTAATAATATTAAAATTAATTTAGTAATGGAATATTTTAAATTATTAGGTTATAATATTGAATTATTAGATATATTAGTTAGAATAATTAAAAGTGAATTTATAAGTAGAGAATACCTGCTTGAAGTTATTGAAAATGAAATTATTAATAAACATAAAGATAAATTTTATAAAGAAATTATATTAGGATATGATTTTTTTGATATGAAATATAATTTTGTTTTTAATATAGGACCTTATTGTAATACACATACAGTTGAAATAGATACAACAACTTTATTTAGTTTAAATGATTTTAATAAACAAATGTGTTGTTATTATCATTTATGTAATGAAAAGAAAGAATTGGAATACAAAGTTGAAGTTATTAAAGAAGATGGATTTTTAAATAGAAATTTAATAAAATTATATCATAATTTTAATTATAGTAATAGTGGCGGTAGTGGTGGTTTATATTTACATGATAATCGTATTGAAAATAGAGATAATAAGGATGTTGATAAAAATTTTAAAAGTAGTTTTAATGGTACAGATAATTTATTAAATATAACTATTGATAATACCAAATTATTAATTTATAATTTTAATATTATTAATATTAATAATTTTGATAATATAATAAATAAAATAAATTTAGATAATTATAATAATATTATATTTTTAGCATACTATAAAACAAAAAATAATATAAAAATGAATTTTAGAGTTAATGAAGAAGTTAGAATTGATGAAAAAGTTATAGATAAAAATTACTTAAATAAAGATGAAGCATATAATTTTATAAGTAATGTAAATTATTATTTTAGTTCTGATAAAGAAGCACTTTTATTTAAATATAAAATTGATAATAATAATATTATTGATATATTATTATATAAAAATGGCGATATAGAAATGGAACTAGGAAAAATAAATATTAATAAAGATAATGAATTAATTAACAGATTAAATTACTTATTAAATGAAATATTACAATTATTAATAAATAATAATATTATCATAGAAGATGAATTTAATTTAAAAAAAAATAATAAAAACATATTTATAGAAGATTTATATAAATTAGATAATTACATAAGTAATAAATTAATAGAACTCAAAATAATAGATAAAAAATTTACCCAAATTAATATTGATATTAAAAATAATAATTTTAATGATAAATTATTGTATTATTATTTTACAAAATTTTATACTCATTTTTATGTAAATACAATAAATAAAGGAGTAGAAACAGATGAATTATTTTATTATAGAAAATCATCTTCATTTTTAATATTTAATATATTTTTAAATTATATAAAAAATAATCATAAGGATAATAATATAAATAGTAATACAGTAGATATATCTGATATAAGAGAAAATTTCTTTTATAAACGTATGAATACTTTTCAAAATTTTAATAATATGTTTAATTTAACATCAAGTAATAAATCTAATAGTAATTTGTTAAATGAATATAAAATAGATAATATTAGTATTCTTAAATTTGAAAGTCATAAAAAAGCTAATACATATATTATTAATATAGATGGTGAAAAAAATGAAAAAGATATAAATATAGATAACGAAATTGATAAATTTATTTTAAATAGTTATTTATATTATAAAAATATATATAATATTAGTATTAATGAAGAAGAAATTAAAAATTTATATAATTTCGTAAATACTTTTATATTTAAACAAAGTGTTTTAAAATTTAATATAAGTTGGGTAAATATAAATTTTAGTATAAAAAATTTAAATAATTTTCATGAATTATATTACCTTGTAAATTACTTTAATAATATTAATAATAATTTTAATAATATTTTAAAGGATATAAAAGACATAAATACTAAAATAAGTAAATCTTATAATATTTTTTCATCAATTCCTTTGTTTCCAGATACTCCAGAGAATGAAGTTTTTTCATACTATAGTATACAAAAACTTGAAAACAGATTAAATATTGATTTTAAAAATGATGTGTTAGTACAAGATTTAAAAGTAATACATAAATTTGATGATATTAATTATAATAAGGAAAATAGAATTAATGGAAAATATATTATAACAGGTAATATTAAAAATATACCACAAAATATACTAAGTAATTATATATTTTATAATAAAGAATATAAAAATTCCCTTGATAAAATATACGATTTATATAAAAAAATAAAAGATGGTATTAGTGATACTAATGAAGATAATAGTATAAATGAAGATAAAAAATTACAAAATAAAGAGGAACTAACTTATTTAATAAATATATTAGATAAATATAATATTAAAAATTTTGAAAAACTAGAAGAAAAATATTATTATAAAGGTTTGTCTGGGAATGAAGCATCATTAAAACCAATAGTAATAGAACATAGTAAATTTAATGATTTATTAAATGACACAAAAAAATATACAACAGCATTAAATAATTATAAAAAAAATTATGATAATAATTTAAAAAATCTCTATTATGATTATAATACAAATAAAGAATATATTGGAATTGAAAAAAGTGGTAAAGATATAGATACAACGGAAATAACAATTTTTGATAAAATTTTTAAAAATTTAGACAGAAATTATGCAGAGGTAAATATGCTTGGAATTAAATCAAGTGACCCAATAGAAAATAAATTTGATAAATTTATTAAAAATGTTAAACATGTACATGATTACTGTACAAAACCAGCATATCCTATTCGAAACAGAATGTTTTATAAATTACTAAAAAATACAGAAGATAATAATATCTCAGAAATATTTGAAAAAATATATAAAAATTTAATAATATTTAATATTTTTTCAAATCAATATATAGATGAATATATAAAAGAAATTAAAGATAATATTAATGAAAAAAAAGAATTTAGTAAAATATCATTAAATTTTTTTAATAAAAAATTTATTGAAAAAAATGATATTGATAAATACTGTACTGGAATGATACATGAAATTCTTGATAAAATAATAACAATGCAATATCCAGAAACTAATAATATTTTTATAAAATATGTAATTATACTAAAATTAAATAAATTTATAAAATTAAACAATTTTACTGAAAATGATAAGAATACATTAAAAGAAAATTTAACAAATAAATTAAAATTAAATAAGTTTTTAGAAGATAGTATATTAGTAGATAATATTGAAAATATTGAAGATATGAATTCATATATTAGAGGTATAAAACCATATAATTTTTATAATTATTTATTACATATTGATTATTACAATTTATTTAAGGTTAGTGAAGAAGATGAGAAAACAGAAAATGATGATATTGATGATGAATCAGAAGATGAATCAGAAGATGAATCAGAAGATGAATCAGAAGATGAAGAAGAAGATGAAGAAGAGGATGAATCAGAAAATGAAGAAGATGATGAAGAATACCCTGAATATGAAATAAGTAGTGAGTTAAATTATACTGAATTAGATAAAAATATAAATGAAATTCCATATGAATGGGCAAGAACATGGTTAAAAAATTTAATTAAATATTTATATACTAGAGGATTGGATGAGGATGGTTATATTAAAATAACAAAAAAAGAATTGTGTGAAATAATTTATTATAATTTTAATATAATATTTGAAAAAAAAATTACTAACAATATAGATAATTTTCTAGATTTATTTTATAAAGATAATCTTATTAATTATTTAGGTAATATAGATGAATTAATTTATAACTTAACTTTTATAAAAAATATGTTTGAACCTTATTATGAAATACAAATAAATTCTAATGAAAAACAAAAATATTGTAAAAATGTTATAAATTTTTTTCATGATGAAAAGAATGAGTATAAAAATTTATTAAATATAAATGATAAATATACTGAAATAGTAAGAGACAATAAAATATATAAAAATGATAATCTTATTAATTATTTAGATAATATAAATAAAGGAACTTCTCATATAGACAAAAAAAATAAATGTTCTGCATTTAATTTTACATCTGGTAAAGGAATATATAAAGATGGAAGTCAAGATAGAATAATAGATTATGATAATCATTATTGGTTATGTCTTCCAAATAAGGAAGGTAAATCTAGAAAAAAACATATTACCCATATATGTCCTTCCTGGGATAAAGGTAAAATTATGTGTTTTGGCAATGCGAGAACTACAACAAATAATGAGAATTTAGAACATACAAATATACAAAAAACATCAATATGGGAGAAGTCAGATGAATCTAAAAAAACTAATGATGAGGGTTATAAAACTCGTAAATTATATAATATTGCAGAAAATACTTTACAAATTTTATCTGAATATGATAATAATAATCTAAAATATATGTTTTATAATAAGAATATAAAAAATGTAAATTACTTTATAATAGGTAATAATTTTTCTATTAATATATCAAAATTTTTTAGTAGTTTTACTTATTTATTATATTATATTAAGGAAACAATAAAAGAAGATTCATCAGAAAATTTATCTGGAAAACTAAAAGATTCAGAATTATTTAAACAAGGAATAAAAACTATTAATGGTACTACTAATCTTTCTCAAAAAATGATTCCAGATTTATGGAATTATTTTATAAATGATTTAAAAAAGTATATTAATGAAACATTTCCATATTATTTCTCTAATTTATATCAAAATAAAATTTTAAATATTATATTTAACACTAATAATAATGGTACTTTTGCAGATAATGATTCTATTAAAATTGAATTTATAAAATACTTAAATAGTAATAAGGAAATTTTAGATGATAATATTTTATTAGAATTATTTATAAAAGTATATGATATAAATATATTTATATTCGAAGTAAAAGAAACTAATACAACTATACAACAAATGAACTTAAAATGTCCTATAAATAGTAATATTGAAAATATATATGATTTTAATAAATTAAAAACTAATATTTTATTTTTTAAGTACTATGAAATATATTTACCTATAATACAATATAATGATACTACTAAAAATTTTAAATTAGTATTTGAATTTAATAATACTTTTAAATATATAATTAATCAGTGTACGTTTAAAAATGATGATACAAAATTTAATCATGCACTAATGAATACTATATATTATTCTTTATCTAATTATGAAATTAATAAATATGATTATTTAACATATAATGATATAAATAAATTATTTGAAACTCAAAATATTACTATTGATAATGAAATTTTTGTTAATGAATATAATCAAATTATAGGATTAATATTTATAATTGAAATTTCACCTGATGAAAATTTTAGGCAATTTATTCCATTTAATTTCTTAAAAAATGATAATTATAATTTTAATAAAAATCTATTTGTAAATAATACTCTAATTAAAAATTATGATGATTTTAAAGAACATATTTTAGAAACACTCATAGTTAATGATTTGGCAACTACGAAAAAAAATTTATCAAAAATTACAGAGTATTTAAATATAGAAATTCAACCTTCCAATTTTAACTATTGGAATAAACTTAATTTTTCTAATAAATATTTAGTTGATAATAATAATATTATTGGTTTATTTATTAATACTAATGATATAATATATATAAACCCTATGGAACCAATTACACCAGACTTAGATTTGGAAAATATTAATTTAATTTCAGTAAATGATATTACTATTGAAGATTATATGATAGATTTTAATGTAAATGAAATAATTAATGACATTGATAAATATGATAGAAATGATAATGATTATTATTTATTATACCAATTATTTATAAGATTATTCAATAAGGAATTTACTAAAAATGAATATCAATATTTAGATATTGAAAATATAAATAATATCTGTAATACTTTTATTATAATTAGAGACAAAAATACATTTAATAGATTTCATGAATTCGTATATTATTCTTTTATTAATAATAAATATAAACTATTAGATAAATTAGTATTAACAGAAGAAATTAAATATAAATTTACTAAGTTATTAAAATATGAGCTTGACAATAATTTTGTATTTAGAAATATTATAACAAAAAAGTATGATACTGAATATATTATAAATGATAAATCATTACAAAGTATTAATAAAAATGATATTATGATTGATAAACATTTAAATCTTAATTATTTAGATGATTACTTAAATAATATTTATATAGGTAGTATTGTTAATAAAATACCTTATATAAGTGGTAATAAAATTAATAGTGGAATAAATTCTTTTGATTCAAACTTATGTAATTACTCTATTAATTTAGATGAATGGTTAAATAATAGACTTACAATAAATAGAAAATATTTATTAGAGGAACCGGAAACATATAATAGTTTTTTAGATGACCTTAAACAAATAAATTTAAATGATTATAAAATCTATACTTTTAAACCATTTGGTAAAATAAATGCTTATAATAAATGTATATTTTATCATTTATTCATAAAAATTAAATTATTAGATACTAAAAATCCAACAACATTATATAATTTTTATGATAATTTTATTAGAGCTTTATATAATAATCAAACTCCGGATAAAATGTCAATAAAGGAAAAAGGTATGTTATCATTTATTGAATATTATAATGCTGAAAATAATTCCATTGATTTTTATAACTTACAAGATAAAATTAAAAATATAACAACAGCACATGCGGAATTATATAAAGAATTAAATGATAATTTAATACTTTCTTTTAAAAATATAATTAAAAATAAACATTGGATAACTTTTTTGGATTTAAAAATATTATCTTATAGATATAATATTATTTTTAATATTATTGATATTTATAAAAAAGATATATATCAAATTTCTTCATCTGTTTCCTCCCTTAAAGAAAATATAATTTATTTAATTCGTGATAAAATATATTATAAAAATGTATTTTATTTAGTATTACATAAAAGTGAAATAGAAATATTTAATGAAGAACTAAATAATATACCAGAAATAGTCAATCCATTAGAAGAAATGCAATATAAAACTTATTCAGAAAATATTTACTACGATTCTGAACCTGAAGAGGAACCTAAAGATGATAGTAAAGATGATACTAAAGATGATAGTAAAGATGATACTAAAGATGATAGTAAAGATGATACTAAAGATGATAATAAAGATGATAGTAAATATGATGATAGTAAAGATGATAGTAAAGATGATACTAAAGATGATAGTAAAAATGATACTAAAGATGATAGTAAATATGATGATAGTAAAGATGATACTAAAGATGATAGTAAAAATGATACTAAAGATGATAATAAAGATGATGATAATAAAGATGATAGTAAATCCTATCAACACCATACTCAAAAGGAATTTACTTTAGAAAATCTTAATTTGAATTTCTCCGTTATAAATGATATGAGTAATATTATTTTAGAAAATGTATCACAATTTAATTTAGAAGATTTTTCTGAAATTACACAAGAAAATTTTGAACAATTTGTAGAAAAAATATCAGATATAGAAACTCCTTTAGAAGAACAAAAAAAAGATTTAACAAAACTATTAGAAAAATATAAAATATTATATAAAAAAATAAAAGACACGCAATTAACAATCAAAGAAAAAACAGATTTACAAAAAATTGATTATAAAAATATAGATAAACATATGCAAGAATATTTAATTATTAAAGATATGTATGTAACTGATAAAATAGTTCAATTTGTTTATAAAAAACTTGAATTAAAATATTCTATTCCTATAAAACATATTAAGGATGTTATACTTGATATTATACGAGGTATAGATATAAAGATAGCATATAAACAAATAATAGAAATTATCACAATGATCCCCTTAGATTTACCAATATTTCCCCCAAGTAAGGATAATATAATAAATATACATGATTTTTTAAAGGAAAATGTTTATGATTTTATTAATTTTACAAATTATAACAAATTGGTAAAACATAAAGAATATATTGATGGTTTTAACATTGGAAGAACTAAAGAGGAAATTTCAGTATCACTTATAAGAAGGGATAATTTTATAAAAATGCGAACTCCAGCAGATGGAAATTGTTGGTACCATTCTATAATAGAAATATTAAAAACATTAGATACAAGTGATAATTTTAAAGAAAATTTAAAAACTAAGTTTATAAATTTTATAGTACAATTTAAAATTGATAGAGTAGCAGTTCAGGAAAAAATAAAAGATAAAGATGATAATTACTTAAATTATCTATTTAATAATGAAACATGGTTAGATACTAATATTGAATTGTATGAATTATTAAGAATAAGTTTAGCATATTTAATTGATTATGATTATATTCAATTAAAATATCCAGATGATATAGTAAATTTTTATAATAATAATTCATTATATGAATTATATAAATTAATAGATAAAAATAATAATATGAATGTTTTTAAAGAAAAAAATATTATTTTAGCATTAGGAGCAAATGAGGATGCTGGTGAAAATTCGTATACTAATGAAATTAATCGTACGATGTATCAGGAAGCTATGTCTTATAATAGGTGGGCTGGAAGTTATGAAATGCAATTAGTAAGTTTTTTATTAAATATAAATATAAATATTTTAACTAATATTCAAGATAGTTTTATATTAGATGGAATTAATAAAAGCGATTATTATATTTTAAAACAAGGAACTATATATTCACCCCATAAAAATCCTTTAGATATTTATATTTATTATAATGGTACTACAGGAGATGGAACACACTACCAATCATTAATTATTAATTCAAGTAAATTACAACAAGAACCTCCACTACAACCAATGTTACAAACACAAAAAGTAGATGCAGAGAATGATATGAAGCAACATTATTTAAATATTGATAAACATTTTCATTACCATAAAAATGACGATCTTTATCATTCTCATCCACATTCACATCAAAAACAATCACATCAAAAAAATTATAATTTAGAACAATTGAACGTCCATCTTTTAGATGGACGTTCTCATTCAAAACATCATAATCAAGACGAATATATAAATGCAAAAGAGATTATAATTTTACCAAAAACTTACTTAGAACAAAAAACTAAAGATTATTTAGAAACACTAAAACAAATTAAAGAAAGACAACTAAAAATAGAAAGATTAAAACAAGAATTAGAAAAAATATAAGTAATAAGTAATTAAAAAAATAATTTTTTTATATAATAATGTATGGACTATATATATATATTAATTCAAAATTTAAAAACTTAAGTAATGATATTAAAGAAAATAGATAAAATTATATTTAAAAAAAATATAGTAATTATCGAATATAAATTAAAAAGTATAATTCGTTTACAAAAGAATGTATATGTTGTAATAATAATGATATTTATATTGTTAAACTTTTTACACCCTTGAAAATTTAAAATGTTACAAAGTCCTATAAAAATTAACAAGGTTTACCTGTTTCAAATGTGTAAATTTTGATTTTGATGTATAAAAAAATGATATAAATGAATCATCATGAAAAAATACTTATAAAACTTTAGATATATAATTTAATTTTTTTTAATATTAATTATTTATTTATTAGATATAATTTATTATACTTAACATAATGCTACTTTTCTAATTTGGTTTGACATTCCATGAAAATTAATTATATTAACATATGAATGTATTTTAATTATTCTACTTCTTGTTCTTTCCCAAAATCAATAAGAGCTACTGTAATATTATCACCTGACATTCTTGCTACTCCCATATTTGCTATAAAATCTACTTCTTGTTGTATAGTTTTTATATCTGACATATCTAAATTCAGGAAAAATGGAATAATGGAATCAAGACCCTTTCTCCAATCATTATCAAATCTTTTTAGATGTCCTTGTCCTTCAAAACATTGGCGTAACCAGACAACCTTTTCATAAATACTCGCATCAGTAGGAATATTTGTTAATTTATTAAATCCACTTACTGCAATATGGTTTATGAATAATTTATCAATTAATATTTTAGGATTTAATAGTATTTTTGGAATATCTTCTTGTAAAATTGCTTTATTATCATCAAGTCCATCACAACATAAACATGCTTTAATTTCATTATTAATTTTAAATGACATCAATGTTCCTAAATGCAATGATTTTTCTGAAAATCCAATAGTTCTTGTTGGTTGTAAATTAATCATTCTATAACAATTATTTGAATATTGTGGAAAAATTAAATTAGGTCTATTATCAAGGTATTTATTAAATTTAACCCATTCGTTGAAATCATGATTATCTACATCATTTTCAATAGAATATTCATCGTAATAAACAGATTCCTTTTTAGTAATAATAAAGGGATTTACAGGTTCTCCATTTTTTAAAACTCGACCATTTATTTGATGAACATCATTCAAAGTTTGTCCATAGTAACTTTTTTCTTCTTCATCTATAAAATCATAAAATTTTATATAGGTTTCATATATTTCACCTGTGTTTTTGTAAAAGTAATTAAATCTACCATCACCTATACTTAAATTATGTGTCATCATAGTGTCACAAATTAACAAAGTAAAAATCACAGTAGTGCCATTAACTCTTTGATTAGGGCTTTGTAGTTGCCATTCTATTTGTGCTAGTTTAAATGCTTTTTTAATTTGTTCATAATTATTAATATCTGTGATATATCTTTCACAATGTTTCTTAAGAATTTCATAAGATTTTTTCTCTAAAAACTTAGATGTTTCTATACCACTATGACCATCAAAAATTCCCCAACATTCAATCTCAACATTATTTCCATTAATATGAAAATTATCTTTGATATAAATGTGAGTATCTTCATTGACACCTCCACGACATCCTTTTATTGAAACTACTCCAGTTTTAGACATTGTCTAAATTATACTTCGGTAAAAAATCAATTTTAAATGCCTAATATTTGTGATTATACATAATATCCTCTCACCACAAGGACTTTTTTCCTCCTCAAACTTCGGCGCTCTTGATATTTCATTTATTAATTCATTAAGTAGTTTTAATTTTATATGTAGATAAAAAAAAATATAATTTATTTTTCCCATAATAAGTTTCTTTATAGTGGTTTAAATTGTGTTCCCATCGAATAATTACACGAAGAGCAAATAGGTTCTAAATTATCTATATGATTAGAACCACCATCTGCTACTGCTACAATATGTCCTGTATGAAATGTTGTGATAATCATTTTTTAATTTATCTAATGATTTAGGAATTAAATGAATTATTGGTTAAAAACCTTCAATTTTTAATAATTTATTAGTATCATTTTCACCAATTATTTTTACAATATTATTATAATATTCTTTTCTTTTTTCATTAATATAATTATTAATTTTTTGATAATATTCATCAGCAATTTTTAAATCTAGTTTATCTATTTTTTTGAATATATTTTTTTTATATTTTTTTCTAAAAGATTAATAGTCTCATTCATAATAATTAATGGATTTTGAGAATTAATATTTATTATATTACATCTATGACTATTAACTGATAATTCTACATTACATTTAATTCTAATTCTGACAATAATAGCATTTTTATCAAAATCTAATAATTTATTTGTTTTTTTAATATCAGTTTCTAATTGTTTATTATGCCAATATCCGCCATCATATTCAAATATAAATAGTTGTTTAATTACAGAAAAAGCAATATCTGCTTTATGAATATCTTCACCTAATAATAAACTATTTATAGTATCATATCTTTACTATTTATTGATATTTGTAAAAGACACGCAATTAAAATTTCTTCCTTTTACCTATTATAAATTATAGGTAATCTATTTTTATTATTTTCCATTTTTATATTATATATTAATAATAAATCAATTTTAAATAAGTTTTTAGAAAAATAAATTTAATATAAAATTGAAAAAAAACTTTAAATGAAATTAAAGAATTATTGAATAAAATTTAATATATTTAATAAAAATTGTTTTTTTTATATTTATATATTATAGATGAATAATTATAAATCTAAATATCTAAAATATAAATTAAAACTTAAAAAATTAAAACAAAAAGCAGGTATGTATCTTTATAGTCCACCACATAGAGCATATTGGGATATTGATGAAGTTAGAACAAATAGAATAGAATATTTATCAGATATATATAAAAATAAAATTTATAATTATAAAAAACAACTTATTAGTGAAATTAATCATAAATATATTAGTGAAATAATTATGTCTGATGAATTTTATAATAGTTATATAATGAAATTACATAAATATATATATAATAAATTAAATGATTATACTTATAATGGTAATTATAATTTTATAATTAAACCAGTCTTGCTCACTAATATTAAATGTTCTAAATTTATTATTCCAGAAATTGAAAATAAAAATAAATACTCATTTAAATTTAATAAAATCAATATGACAGATTATTTTGGTAATACATATGAATCAATAAAATATTTTTTATATGGAAGTTCTATATATGATATTTATGATAAATTTATTGTTGATAATTATCCTAATAATACTAATCAAACAAATATACCAAGATTTGGAGATCATGATTTTTGTTTTGGAGATATAATAATTGTAGATAATGAAAATAATAATGTTGTAAATATTAATGATTTTATTTTACAACATAATCATTATTTTAATAAAGAACAAATTATAACTCAAACGACTAATGAAGAAACTATAAAAAAACATGGTATTGATAACTTAGTTAATTGGTTTATGGATGAATATACTATAAGTCCAATAGATTTTGAAACTATTGTAATAA